TCGGATTTACGACACAGTCCCAGCCGTACCAGCAACACCGTCGGTAGTGATCGTGCCGGATTCACCGTGGATCCGGCCGAACCGTATCGGATCAACACTTAACTACGAAGTGCGGTGGCGCGTTTTAGTCAACGTGAATCCGCGAAATAATGAGTCAGCGACAAAGACCACTGAGGACGCACTCGATACTCTTCTAGTGGAGATCCCGAGCACGTTCGTGGTGGACGCAGTGAACGCGCCACAGCTGCTAAGCCTAGGCGGTCAAGGCACAGTAATGAGCACAGAAATAAACCTCTCAATAAGAATGAAGGAGTAAGAAAATGGCAGCAGTAGGAGTAGCCGGCGCAGCGTTCACCGTGGACATTGGCGCAACACAATACGAGGATCAAATCACCTCCGGCACAATCAACACAACCCCGACAATCATTCGCACCAAAACCCTAGGCGATGTTGCGTTTGATCAAGTCGACCTTAACAGCACCATGAGCCTAGAGTTTCTGTACGACGAGGCCTCTGGGATGTATGCGGCACTGCAAACCGCAATCGCCGCGGGAACATCGGTCGCGGTCGGTGTGGATTCAGCCGTCGGAGGTTGGACAGGCGCAGCCATGTTCATCGAGTCGTGCGACCTGACATACCCAGCGGACAACGTCGCAACCGTGTCAGCATCATTCACCGGCACAGTCACATTCGCATAATCAACGAGCAAAGGGGAACGCCATGTACCCACAATTGAAAATCGAGTCAGACAACCACGAGACAATGGAAGTCGACACGCTACCGGTCGATTTTATGATGTACGAGGATCTGCAAGGCAACAGGCCAGCGAGTGAACAGGGCATGCGACTTACCATCGCGTACTACTACCTTGAAGGCAAAGAGCCGGGGGACTTGAAAACCGTGAAAAGTTGGGCGCGGAAAAACCGCGTCAAAGTAGAACTTGTGAAGGATGACGCAGACCCTTTGTAGAGGGGAGCCACGGCAGGCTACTTGTCCGGCTCGCATTACGTACAGGTTGGACGCTCAGCGAAGTGAAGAAGCTCACGGGCCGCGAGGTCGTGACAATAATTGAGGAGTTAGAAAGTGGCACAGGTTAAGCAGTTTGACGCTTATATTGAAGGCCTCAATCCTCTATTGCGTGACTTGCGGCAACTCGGTAAGGAAGCCGCCAAAGAACTGCGGCAGTCCTCCCGCGTTATTGCCGACCGGCACATGGTGCCAGCGTTCCAAAACGCGGCCCGGTCAGTCGGTGGCGACTGGGGCGACCTCCTAGCCGCAGACATTCGCTCCGGTCTGGACAGGCTCCCGAAAGTCTCCATAGGTAAGCAAAAGAAAGTTACTTCCGGTGGTGCATCCTCGAACATGCTCCGCTACCCAACCGACACCGGCAACGCTCGACAGTCATACGCACCATTCGAGCAAACGAATTGGATAGCGAAAGCCCGCACCTATCAGAAGCCAGCCCTTGAAGAGTGGGGTCAAGCCGTTGACCGTCTCGTGCGGAAATGGCCGGTGATGTAATGGCAGTCGGTAAAACCTTAACCGTTTACCTTGCGGCGGATCTGAAAAAGTTCAACACCGGCATGGCGCAAGCGCAAGGCGGGCTCAAAGGATTCAGCAATTCACTGAAGAACATGCTCGGCCCCGCCTTAATTGGAGCCGGGCTAGCCCTAGGCGCACTCGCGACAAAAATGGCCGTCGACGGTGTCAAAGCCGCGATGGATGATGAAGCCGCGGTACGCAAACTCGCGACCACAATGGAAAACCTAGGCCTAGCCCACGACACCAAAAAAGTCGAAGCCTACATTTACCAGCTCGAACGTTCCCTAGGCGTGGCAGACACCGAGCTACGCCCCGCTTATGACCGTCTCGTGCGGGCACTCGGTGACACGGAAAAAGCACAAGACGCCCTCGCCCTATCGCTGGACGTTTCGACAGGATCAGGGAAAAGCCTCGAAGCCGTCACCGACGCGCTCGGTAAAGCGTATGAGGGAAACATCGCTGGACTATCACGACTCGGAGCGGGTATCGACGCGGCCACAATCCGCACCGGGGACATGGACGAAATCACCCGGGTGCTCTCGGACACGTTCGCCGGTCAAGCCGCAGCCAGTGCCGACACCCTCGAAGGCCGCATCAGGGTACTGAAAACGGGCACGGATAACCTCGCCGAAGCATTCGGTAAAGGTCTCCTTACGGGCGTTCGTGACGCCACAGACGGCACTCAAGACATGGTGAAATCCATGGAAAAACTAGAACCAGCACTAGAGGACGCAGGCGAAGCGGTCGCGGATCTCGTGGCCCTAGTCGCGAAACTTTACGACGGGTTCATGTTCCTCTCAGACCTTGAAGACACGCTCACAACTCAGACCGGGTTTCTCGGTGACGCGTTCGGTTTCCTCACTGACACGCTCAACCCACTAAGCGGAGTATTCGACGCCCTCGACATGGTCATGGGAAACACCACCGATTCAGCTTACCGGGCCTCACCCGCCATGGAAAGCCTAGGAGACGCGGCAGCCGACGCCGTCGGCCCACTAGCAGACATGGCCGTAGCCACGGACGGCGCAACGAAATCGTTGCTCGACTACGCCATAGCGACAGGTCAAGTACCCGAAAAAGCCACATGGGGTCAGCGTTTCGACATCGCCGAAATGCTCGCAAACATTGGACGGGTCACAACAACCACCACAACTGCGACACGGAACTACGGCACTATCGTAGAGGAAGTCAGCGCGAAACAACAAAAACTCATCGACCTTAACGCGAAAGTAGCCGACTCATATTCAACCACTGCGGACAAACTCAACACGCGCATGGAGAAACTCAACGAAAACCTAGGCATCCTGCAATCCATGCAAGACAAATTGACCGCCGGACTCGACCTAGCCGCGGCGTTTGAGGGCCAATTCGATGAAGCCGGAGCAGCCACGGGCGTGAGCCTGCTCGAAGGCTTCCAGAAACAAATCGACGAGGCTAACTATTTTGGTGAAGTCCTCAACGCGATTAAGGCGCAAGGCGCGGACAAGTCACTAATCAACCAAATAGCGTCCCTAGGGCCGGTTACGGGCGCGGCACTGGCACAACAAATGATCGACGACGGGCTAGTAACCACGCTTAACGACAAGTGGATTACTGTGCAGGAAACCACTAAAGGTCTCGCTATGGGTCTCGTACCAGAGTTCGTGTCCGCTGGGATCGAATCCGGTGCGGCTGCGATTGACGGGCTAGCCACACAACTAGCCAAAGAGGGTAAGCGGCTCACGAAGCTCGGTAAGCGTATGGCTAAGCCGGTAGGGTCAGCGTTCAAGTCGCAACTCGCCAAAGACATCGCCGAAGCGATAGCGAACGTCGAAGCGGCCGGGTCAGCGGCCCGAGCTAGTGCCATAGCCAAAGCCGAAGCACAACAGGCAGCCGTTACACAACAGCAAGTCGCCCTTGCAATCGGCAACATTATTAGACAGTCCGATGCCCGGTCAGGTACACAGGTCAGCCCGGTGCTCGCATGAGCGAAAACATTACGATAAGCCTCGCCGGGTCACCCGTCGACGTCGCTAACTTCGATTTTCAAGTGTCAATAAGTCACGGGCGAGCCGACGTCATGGCATCGCCTACCGCGTCAACGTGTCAAATAGTTTTGCGTGGAGCGGCAGGCCCCCAGCTCGAATTGACGGACGAAATCGTCATTACGTCCCATAATCTGCCACGGTTCACGGGCAAGATTAGTGATCTTGACGTGTCTTTCATAGCGACGGAACCACCCCAGGCAATTACTACGATTACGGGCATGGGCTACCTTGCCGACCTCGGTTATGTTGAAGTGGGCGCGTCCGGGTGGTCACAGGAAACCGTGCGGCAACGGGCCGAAGAAATCTTGACGGCTAGCGGCTTGGACTATCTGAACGGCGGAGACCCGGATATAACGTTGCATTCACTGTCCGCGGGTAACGCGGAACCTTCCACGGCCCTCGACGGTCTCGCTAGTCTCGCCCAATGGTCAGGCGCGACCTATTACGACGACCCGCAAGGCCGTATCGTGTTCGAGGATTACGGGAACCGTGGCATTACAACGTTCGCCGGCACATGGTTGAACCAGACCGACACTTGGGCGGCCACAGGTGGCACTTGGGATTCCTTCCCCCTCACTATTGCCGGGTTCACCCTCGACGTCGACGGAGTCGTATTTAGTCCGGTGTGGTCGAAAAGCCTAGGCTCGGTCATCAATGACGTCACAGTTACTTATCATTCCGGTGGTGGTAGCGGTCACGGCGCAACCGGTGAAGTGAATCAAACAGATTCAGCCTCGATCACTGCCTACGGGCGACGCGAATACCGGCTTGAGACCGAGATCAAAACCTCGACCGATGCCACTACCCGGGCGGCTGGGATCATTACTGCGCAGGCGAATCCATTGTGGAACCTTGGGCAGGTAAGCATCCTTGCCCACGAATTGTCCGAAACCGACCTTGATAAAGTGTTGAAGCTCGTGTCCGGTGCGCTCGTGATTGTGACGGGAATGCCCGTGACCGGGCCGTACTCGGAGTTCAACGGCATAGTGGAAGGCTGGACGGACTCGTATAACAACGGTCAACACGTCCTCACACTGTCACTTTCTGACCCGCGATTTAGTTACCAAATGCTAGAGTTTGGTGAAGTGACGGGCACAGTAACGTGGGCGGATGTTGGCGCGGACGCCCAATGGTTTGAGATAATTACTAACGACGATCTGATAGGAGTATAGACATGGCAGTTACACCGGTATACGCAATTCCCTATGTGGAGTCCAGCGACCTAGTCGCTAACTACCCGGGGGTCTCGGAGTCACTTGCGGAACAGGTCGAGGACAAACTGCCGACCTACTCGGCCACGGCACCTAGTAGCCCGTCCGTGGGTCAAGTGTGGATAGATTCAAGCGGGTCACCCATAGGAAAGGTGTGGGACGGCTCCGCGTGGACAATTTTTAGTGGTGCCGGCGCGGCGAACTTCAGCGACACAGCGACCGGCACATACACCGACGGCGGCATAAATTACAAATACATAATTTACACGGGCACGGGCACTCTCACTATTACGGCGGCGGGCTTCGCTGACCTTTTGATAATCGGCGGTGGTGGCGGTGGTGGTAGTCGATCCGGTGGCGGTGGCGGTGCAGGTGGGTATCTTTCGTTAAATAATGCTTACTTTGTTACGGGTACGCATACAGTAGTCGTCGGTGGCGGTGGTCTTGGCAGTGTTGGAGTTAACGAAAACGGTTATACAGGCGTCGCCTCTCGCGTTTACCAATTTTACGGCGATGGCGGCGGTGCTGGTGGTGGCTACAACACTGCGAAAGGATTCGATGGTGGCTCCGGTGGTGGTGGCGCAGGTATAAGCAGCGCAGGGCCGTTCCTCGGAGGGACTGCCACGTCGGGACAAGGCAACAACGGTGGGCAAAGCTCAAGCGCGGCAGCGAACTTCCCAGCTGGTGGCGGCGGTGGTGCTAACGCAGCAGGTGGAAACGCAACGGCAACCGTGGGCGGTGTCGGTGGTGCCGGCGAATCGTCGTCAATAACTGGCAGTTCAGTCACTAGGGGAGGTGGCGGCGGTGGCGGTGCTTTTGGTGGCACAGGCGGTGCTGGTGGCTCCGGTGGTGGTGGTGCGGGTGTTAGCACTAACACGACAGCAACAAGCGGAACAGCAAACACTGGTGGCGGTGGTGGCGGTGGCGGCACCCCCGGACTAGGCGGCGCAGGCGGCTCCGGAGTCGTAATTATAAGGGTGATGGTCTAAATGGCACATGCAGCAAAAATAGTCAGCGGCATTGTCCGTGAAGTAATTGCCGTGGACAACGACAAACTACCGAACGGCGGCGAGTTCACCCCCGAAGTAGAAGCGGCACTCAACGAATACCTACACGGGTGCGGGCTTGAAGGTGAATGGAAACTAACGTCGTATAACAACAATTTCCGTGGCATTTACGCGGGCATCGGATTTACATACGACCCAGACCTAAATGAGTTCATAGCACCAACACAACCCGAGGAGCCCCCAAGTGAGCAAAATTGAGGAAGAACTACACGAGGACACAGCACCGGAAACCGAAGCAAAGCCCGTGAAAAAAACAGCACCAAAACCGGCCAAAGCCGCCACACAAACAGACCGAGCCCGGGCAGTAGTCCGCGCCAAACTCAAAGGCTAACGCGTGGACGTCGGCGACACAGTAGGAATCGTGGCAACAGTGCTGGGAATCCTCGCCCTCATGGGAACAGGCCTAGTGTGGCTCATTCGTAACGTGGTGCGCGACGAAATCAAAAAAGCCACTATGCCAATACAGCCCGGCTACCGGAACGGCGGCGAATCACTCGCCGACCTAGCCCAGAAAGTCGACCGGCTCATAGCCCGAATGGAGAACACACAATGATTAAAAAATGGCTCGCCGAAACGTGGGAAGGCTCACTTGTAAAAATTGCGGGTGGAGCTGCACTAGGCGCGGTGCTCTCATGGCTCACCACTGCGGACGTTCACCCGCTCATTGTGGCACTCGGTGCCGCAGTGATCCCGGTGATCATTAACGCGCTTAACGGTGACGACCCGCGCTACGGAAGGCACAATAATGCCGAAACTCTGTAAAGGTGGTGCCCGCCTACGCGACCAGATAGACCACAGGTGGCCTAAACGCTCGAAGCGTAGCGACGGCTGGGTAGGGGACAGCGACCATCAAGCTCGAAAGTCCGACCATAACCCGAACAAAGCCGGCATCGTTCACGCCATAGACATCGACGAGAACATGGGAAAAGGGAAGAACCGTAACGGGCGCACAGCCCGAATCCTTGCGAACCAGTTGCTCGACTATGGATCCTCAAATCTACCCGGTGCTAACCGGCTGAAATACGTCGTCTACGAGAACCGGATAGCGTCCGGGACGTACCGCAAAACGTGGTGGACATGGCGACACGGCAACTGGGGCCACACAGCCCACATACACATATCCTTCACAAGCTACGCAGACCGCGACGGGTCAGTATTCCCACTACCAATCTTGACGCGTTCACCGATCAAAAAAGCAAGATGGACACGCGACCTACGGAAAGCACGAAAAGCACG